AAATATGTCGTGACTGATTTTGATATTATCGAACTTTGGAAACGTATGAGAGAACCAGATTTCTTTAGGTTTTTAAAGAAATGCTATTTCTCAAAGAAAAAAGCACAGCAGTTTTGTGATTGGAAAAATGCACCAGATATTGATTTTGGTGGAGTATTAAAAATGAAATTTTGAAATATTATGTTAACAGAAGCAGATAAAGATTTGTTAATAAAAGATTTATGTGGCAGATTACCATATGGTGTAAAATGTGAGACAAATAGGGGCCCATTACCAATTTATACTATGGCATATGATGGTAGTGTTTTGTTCAAAGATGGAATTGTTCAGTTTTGTATGGATAATCCAAAACCGTATCTTCGTTCAATGAGAAATATGACTAAAGACGAGGAAAATGAATATAGATCTACATGCACTATATTATATGGAATGAGCAGCTTTGATAATGGTATAAACCTTGAAGGTTTTCAAACATTTGATTGGTTCGATAAACACCACTTTGATTATCGTGATTTAATTGAAAAAGGTCTTGCACTTGAAGCACCTGAAGGAATGTATTAATAAAATTTTGAAAAAATTATGTTAACCGTTTTAGTAGTATATTTAGCAATAAGTTGTGAATTGACACTAATATTTTTGTTAGTAAGTTTATTTATACAAAAAATGCAAGATCAAAAGTTGCTTGCATTATATTGTTTGCTTATGTTTTTTCTCTGGCCGTTTGTATTTATTAAATTGTCAGTAGATATTATAAAAACTAAAATTGTAAGTAATAAAATTAAAAAATAATATGAGTGAAGTTAGTCGATATAATAATTGTTCATATATGATACTATATTTTTACATATAAATATTAAATAAATATAAAAAATTAATTGAATTGATTATGGAAAAATAGTATAAAAGAATATGTCCATGTTGTAATAAAGAACTTTTATATAAGTATAAATCTACATATAATACAGCAATAAAAAATAATTCATTATGTAGATCATGTGCAGAAACTAAACGATAGAATAAAGAACATTATGGCGATTTATCAATTTTATTAAATGATACATATGAATCTTTTTATTGGATTGGATTTTTATTAGCTGATGGGTCTTTTAATAAAACTAATCGATTAACAATTGTATTATCTGCACATGATATAATACATCTTGAAAAATTTGCAAAATATATTAAATATAAAAAACCTATAAAAATTTCAAATGTAAAAATTAATAATAAAGAATTTCAAAAATGTGGATTAAGCATATAGGATAAAAATATTATACCATTATTAGTTGAAAAATTTGATATATCCATTAATAAAACATATAATCCACCAAAAACAATAAACAAATGGAATAAAGATTTAATATTAGCATTATTTGCTGGATTTATTGATGGTGATGGTAGTATAACAAGAAAAACAAATAGAAAAGATGCAAAATTGCATATTAAAAATCATTCATCATGGTTATATATTTTAGAAGAATTTAGTAATATAATATTTGGAAAAAATTATTGTGGAATTAATAAAGATGGATATGCATATTTAGCAATTGAAGAATTTCCAGTTATAAGAAAATTAAAATTAGAATTATTAAAATTAAATATTCCATTATTAGAAAGAAAGTGGAATAATATAGATGAAAATTATATAAACAAATTAGAAAAAGGATAGATTATACGACCATTAATTAAAGAAGATTTTAATAATGGTATTACACGTAAAGAAATTTGTAAAAAATATAATGTTAGCCCTGCACTATTAACAAAAATATTAACATATAATAATTAAATAATATGAGTGAAGTTAGTCGATATTTTGAAAAACAAATTTTAAAGTTTGATTCATCTAAGGTGAAGATATTTTTTGTCTCAGATACCCACTGGAGTCATACTAATATTATTAAATTCTGCAAGCGACCATTTGCTAATGTAGAAGAAATGGACGAGGTTCTCATTGAGAATTGGAATGCTGTTGTCGGTCCTGATGATATTGTTTTTCATCTTGGTGATTTTGCATGGGGTGGTTCAGAAGTCTGGAATAAGGTTCTTGACAAATTGAATGGACATATCTATTTGATTCTTGGAAACCATGATATGAAAAACTTGCGTCAAGGATATATTTCAAAATTTGAAGCGGTTGCATTTCAGATGTATATTTATATTGATGGACGCGCTGTTTATTTGAATCACTATCCATTCCTTTGTTATGGCGGATCATATCGCGGTGAGCAAGCAGTATGGCAATTATTTGGACATGTACATTCTCAGTCACAACATTATAATATCAATGATATAAATGATCCAGAAGTGAAAGAAATTCTTGGTAAAGATACTTATAGACTTCGATATTTGATGCCAACCCAGTATGATGTGGGTGTAGATAATAATAATTACCGGCCTATTAGTTGGGAAGAAGTTAAAGAGAAAATTCAAAAACAAATTAAAGCAAGCGAAGATTAACTTCTATTTTTTAGTTTAAAGAAAAAATATTATTTTTGCACCATAATAATTTAAAATAATATGAAAAAATATTTGGTTAGATTTTTAAAATGTTTGTTGGTTATTGTATGTATGCCAATATGGTATATTGCTGGAATCATATGTACTTTATTTGTTGGTACAGTTGGTTCATTAATATTGTTTACCATATTTTATTTAAAATCTGGAAATACTTATAACAGCTGGGATATGGTTAATAACGCTATTGATACAATATGTAATTTTATATTTATAGAGTCATCTGATAAAATTGAAAAATTTCTTAATAATTAACATTAATAAATACCAATTATGAAAATAAAAAATCAAACTTTGATGCATTTGTATCGTCAAGAAAAATGTCTTGGCCATGATAATGATAGTGGTTGTAATGTAGATGAAAATCATAAAATTCGCTATATTCTTTCACCATATGAGTTAAAACCGGATTATGGAAAGATGTATACAGATATAAAAGAAAATAAAGGGATGACATATGATGATTGGTTTTCAAAAAATTGGTATCCAGCTTTTTCCAACTTTAATGCAAAAGATTGCAAAATAATTGAAGAAACTCATTGTGAAGGTTGGAACGGTTTATTTAATATGTTACCTGTATTAAATAACGGAATGTGTGCAGAAGTTGTATTCACTGCTGAATATGAAGCTGATATAGCAGATGATTATGTTGAAGAAATTCTTGAAAAACAAAAAGATGATCTTAGAGATTTGTTAAATAAAATTAATCATACAGCAACATATGAATGTTATGTTTTAAAACGTCGTATTGATGATGTTATGCTTGGTTGGGAAAATGATATGCCATTTTATGAATTGGATGACGGATATGTAAAATGGGATGTGCATCATAGAGCAAATGCAACATTGTTATTTTTAGATAAAAATCTTTGTGATTTATTTGATGATAATACAGAATATGATGAAAATGGAGAGTATGTTCCATATAAAGCAACAGTAACAATTTCAAGTAATATTAAAAAATTATAAAATTATGGAAAAAATAATAAAATGGGTTAAAGGACACACTGGTTTTTTAATTACGATAATTACGCAAAGTATTGCGATTATTGGTTTGGTTTGTGGTTTTGCTGCATTATTCATATTAACATTTTCAGGTGAAAATGCAATTTGGTGGATTTTATTTTTAGATTTGCCTTTGCTGGTATTTGTCATTTGGGTATGGGTAAAAGCAATTATACCTTGGACATTTAAAGCAATTGATTTAGAACATAACAAATATATTAAAGACAATGAAAAAGCAAAGTAAAGATAGTCTTGGTGATCGCATGAAGCGATATGAGGCAGTAAGTAAAACTACATTGGTTCAAAGAATGCCAGTTATTCTTCGACTCGATGGATGTCATTTTCATACATTCACCAAAGGATTTGAAAAACCTTTTGATGACATAATGATTAAATCTATGCAAGACACGATGAAGTACTTGTGTGAAAATATTCAAGGTTGCGTATTTGGATATACACAATCAGATGAAATTACTCTTGTATTGGTTGATTACAAAAATTTGAATTCAAGTCAATGGTTTGATAATGAGGTTCAAAAGATGTGTTCAGTAGCAGCATCTATGGCAGGAATGTTTTTTACACGGTGTTTTGCATATAATGCGTTAATGGCAGAGGTTGACGGCGAACAATATAAAAAATATGAGAATGCAATTGTTCGTGGTGCATATTTTGATTGTAGAGCATTTAATGTTCCTAAAGAAGATGTGGTAAATTGTTTACTTTGGAGAATTAGGGATTGTGTAAGAAATTCTGTTTTATCATTAGCACAAGCAAAATTTAGCCATAAAGAAATTCAAAATAAAAATATTTCTCAATTAAAAAATATGTTATTAGAAAATAAAAATATTAATTGGGATTCACTTACATCAATACAAAAATATGGTTCTATTTGTATTAAAAATGATAATTGGAAAATTATAGAACCATATACAGATATTGATAACTATAATGCTATAGAAGAATTTTTAATAAAAAATAATATATTATATTTTAATGTATGAATTATGAAAAAGTTTATAATGCAATAATTGAAAATGCAAAGTCGTAGAATAGAATTAAAAATAATGGTATAATTTTTAATTAATTATTTATAGAAAAATATAGAAAAGTTTAGAAAAATATTTAGATAAATAAAATAAATAATATATAGAAATAATGAAATTAAGTTAGTATGCTAAAGAACTTGGGGTTTGTTATAAAACTGCATGGAATTTATATAAAGCTAATAAAATTCCAGGTGCATATCAATTACCAACAGGAACTATTATAGTACCAAATAATATAAATGAAGAAAAAGAAAAAGAAAAATGATACTATCTGAAAGACATATTATAAAACAATCAAACCAATATTATAAAGATTTGGATAAATTATGTTTTTTATCTAAAAATCTTTATAATAGTGCGTTATATATAATTAGATAGCACTATTTTAACACTAAACAATATCTAAATAAATTTGAATTAATAAATTAGTTTACTAAAAATAATCAAAAAGATTATATAGCATTACCAAGAAAAGTATCTTAGCAAATAATATATCAAGTTGATCAAAATTTTAAATCATTTTTTAATTCACTGAAATCAAATAAAATAAATCATAAAATTTCACTACCAAAGTATTTAGATAAAAATGGAAGATTTGAAGTAATATATACTAATTAGGCAATATCAAATAAATTATTGAATGAAAACAAATTGCAATTATCAGGATTAAAGGAATTTATATTACCAATAAAACATACTAATATTAAACAATCTAGATTAATTCATAAAGGTAATCATATTGTTATAGAAATTTTATATGAAGTTAGAGAAAAAGAATATGTAAACAATAATAGATATTGTAGTATAGATATGGGATTAAACAATCTATGTACAATTGGTTCAAATGTTATTAAACCAATTATTATAAATGGTAAACCATTAAAATCTATAAATCAATATTATAATAAAAAATTAGCGCAATTAAAATCACATCAAAAAAATAAACAATTTAATAAACAAAAAATTCAAAAATTAAATTTTAAAAGAAATAATAAAATTAATGATTATTTACATAAATCAAGCCGATATATAGTTAATTATTTAGTTTCTAACAATATAACAAATTTGGTTATAGGATTAAATAAAGGGTGGAAACAAGAGGCTAATATTGGCAAAGTAAATAACTAGAATTTTATTCAAATTCCGCATACTAAATTAATTGAAATGTTACAATACAAATGTCAATTAGAAGGAATTAAAGTTATAATAAGAGAAGAAAGTTATACTAGTAAATGTTCTTTCATAGATAATGAAGAAATTTGTAAACATGAAAATTATTTAGGAAAAAGAATATATAGAGGATTATTTATAAGTAAAGAAAAAAGAATAATTAATGCAGATTTAAATGGTGCATTAAATATTCTAAGAAAAGAAGTTCCAGAATTACAGTATGGAATAAAGGTGTGTAGTACGCCAGTAGTTTATACTATTAAAAAATAAATTTATAGAATATTTTTCTATGTTTTATTTAACTATTAAAAATTATTATACAGAAAATGATAAAAATATAATATTCTAAATGGGTTATTGATTATAATATGCCTATTTTGACACAGGATCGAAATTATTATGTTGAGCAATTTATATTTTTTGATGATTAATTATGAAAACAAATATTAAAACATATTTTACACGCCTACATAAAGGTGATTGGTCATTTTATTTGTTACCAACTATTTGGTTAGATTATTATGTCAATAAAAAACATTTTCATGGAAAGCGATTTGTTATTGCTATTGGGTTTTTGTTTTGGAATATTGAAATAGAAATTAACAAACATTAAGAATTATGGAAAAGAAAATTATTACTGCTTGGGTAGCAAGAGATAAAGATGGCAGGGTATTTTTTTATACTGAAAAACCATGTAAAATTAATGAAATCTGGGATGGTAGACTTTTACGATTTCCCCAAATATTTCCCCAAGTCAAATGGGAAGATAATGAGCCAACAGAAGTTGAATTAACAATTAAAATAAAATAATTATGGAAAAGAAACTATTACATTCTGACGAAGAGTATTTTGCGTATTGTGAGGAAAATCAAATTGGTTATATAGGAAGAACATATGGTTCTCAATGTTGTGATATATTAAATGGAATCGAATGTCGTAATGGCACTACACTTTATAAAGGAACAAATTATGAAGAGTATTTAAAATTTGATAGTAAACCGTCACATTATCCGTGCATATTAGTATATGACGAAGGTGTTGATGATGTAATTCGTGGCATGTTTATATATCCTGAAAATTTTAAAGAATAATTATGAAGCAATTTGATAAAGGCTGGTGGAATTGTTTTAATTCATTTGCCAACAATACAATAAATGATAATGATTCTATTTGTATAGAAGTTTTAAGAGGTGCTGGTATAACAAAAGATGAGATTGAAGAAGTATTGTGTAATGGTGATTTATACGGAAATGCATTAAATATTGTAAATGAATATATAAGATTTAATAATTAATGATATGAGTAAAACTGTAAAATACTATCAATTGAGAAAACCTGTATATAGCAAATATGGGTTTATGGGGTTTGAAGATTATCGAGATCCATGCAATACTATTGAAGAAGCACGTGATGCTAAAAATTTAAGTATATTTGGAGAACAACTTGAGATTTTTGAAATTACAGTACAAGAACGAATTGTAAAATAAATGAAACGTTTAGTTATAGGTGACATACATGGCCATTGGGATGGGTTCAAAAGGATTTATGATCTTGAAGACCCTGATGAAGTTATAATGCTTGGAGATTATTTTGATAATTTTCATGGTACCGATGACAGTATATATGAATGCTATCGGGATATTTTGGATTTGCGAGACGAACATCTTGCTTTGAAAAAAGGAGATTTTAAGATGTTAATCGGCAATCATGATTTTCATTATAATCACTGGTTTGAGAAATGCTCTGGGTATCGTTCATCTATGGCGGTTAAGATTGCACTTATTTTGAATGATTATTCACAACATCTTCAATTTGTTTATATTGACGAAATTAATAATACAATATATTCTCATGCAGGCGTAACAAATACTTGGTTAAAAGAGAATTTAGGAGACAAGTATGATAAAGATTCATATTTGTTTATTAATGAAATGAACCATCAAGCTTTTAAGTTTACATATAAAGGCGGTGGTGACTGGTATGGAAACACTGTATATGCAAGTCCTATTTGGTGCCGGCCTCGTTCTTTGAATGAAGATAGTTTAATCAATAAAGATGGTGAAAAGATGGTTCAAATAGTCGGTCATACTCATAGTCAGACACCAATATGTTATGATTTTAACGGACATGAAATGTCAACACAAGATGAAGATGGAATCAAATTAGTAAATGAGCATTTTGAAGATGTTAAAATTTATGTAATGGATACAATGCCAAAGTATTATATAGTTGAGGAATTAAATGAGAATAGAAAATTAGTAAAACGTGAAATAAAATCATTAATCATTAAAGATTAATGATTTTATTTTTTAAT